CATCAGAGGAACGTACAGTTCTGGGAGCTATCATTGCCATTACTTGGATAATCATGTATGAATTCTTCCATTATTTCTTTCGCACGTATTATTACGTTTGCGCTTCATTGTTCAAGGGGGAGGTAGATGCCGAATTCAAATTGGCACGCATCACCCTGTATATGATGCGTTTGCGCACCAAATTGGCCACGAAGACCAGAGAGTGGACGTATAAACAAATCATTGTGACGTTCACTATATTGGGAACTGTGGTAGGTGTGCTTACTTATATGAATAGGAAGAAGCGCAAATTCCACCCAGCCGAAGTGCAAGGAGTATCAGGATCTCGGCCCGAGCCTCAAGGCCCTATCGATGAGACAGGTCCCAATGTGTGGCGAGCGGCTGAATTGGATTTAACTTCCCATCATTTGCCGCCAGCGGTGTCGTCCTGGACTAATCGATCCATTGATGATTTCCTGGAGGTGGTGGGAAAGAATTTTCTCTTTGTAAAGTGGAAATGTCGTGAAGGAGGTTTCAAGCGTGGTAGAGTTATTGCTCTTGGCGGTCATTTATATGTCACCAACAACCATTATTTCATTTTGAATGATATAGTTGGAGTTGAGATTCTCCGGAGTGGACTATTTTCTGGAGTCACCGCTACCCGTTTTGAAAAACTGTCCCCAGTACAAATGCATTCATTGCCCGACAAGGATTTGTGTTTTCTATATCTGCCGAATCAGGCGCCTATGCGTAGTGTTGTTAAGTATTTGTTGCCTGTGCCACACAAGCGGAACTTTTTAGGAACGTATTGTGTGCGCACTATGGAGAATACGCTTGACGTACGTAGTGTGGGATACGCAAAATTGACGGAACAGTACCATGTGATTGACCCTAGTAATCCATTGATGACAGGGAAGTACGACATTTATGTTGGCACTGCTGATAGCATGGAAGCTGGAGACTGCGGAACTCCATTGATTATGGACATTGCCCACAGTGGTTTTGCCATTGCTGGATTGCATATGCTTTCCATGTCTGGAGTGGACAAGGTTGGTGCTGTGCCTATCATCACGTCTGACGTGGAGAAGGCTTTGAGCGCTTTTGGCACTCTCATCGAACCCTCCAATATTGTTATCAATTCTGGATCAGCACCCAAGCGGACCCTTTCAACATTGCATCCCAAGTGCCCGATTTGGTGGATTCCCAATGGTGATGCCACTTTATATGGTAGTTTCCAGAGTAGGAACATATCCAAATCGCAGGTGATACCCACCATGATTGGTGAATACCTGATCAAGGCCACGCGGGGACAGCAATTTCCCATTGAGAACAAATGGGGTGCCCCAGTTATGGGCAGAGATTGGCGTCCTAGAAGATTGGCTTTACTTGATTGTCTAAACACTAAC